TAGGGCTCACTGGAAGTCTCCTCTTGCTACAATAACAGATGGTATTGAAATTCAATATGTATATAGTCCTGAGTACAGGATTAATGATGCTTCTGACACAGCTGCTATAACTGGATACGATGAATCTGGTACAGGGTTATTAAAAATATTATCTTCGTCAGCATTTCCTACAAGTGGAATCACACATATAGTTATTGAGGGTAGTGAAAAATGGAATGGATTACATGAAATTGACACTTTTACATCTTCAAGCGCTATGATTTTAAAAACTAAATATAATGGTGGAACTGTTACTGAGGCTTCTACTATGTATAAAGATATTACAGCTTTAGCTGATGAAGATTCAGAAATAGACTTGCCTTTATATTTATCAAAAGCTTTAGTTTATTATGTGAAGGCTAAAATAGCTGAAGATTTAATGAATGTAGAAATGAAAGAGTATTGGATGAAAGAATTTAGAAAGATGGTAGAAAAATATAACAATACGAGGATTGCTGGTGCAAGAATGCAATCATCAGGTCCTCATGCAATTAGATAACAATAAACAAGCCCATTCACGCACAGCCAGTGCTTAGGGCAGGAGGTAAATATGGCACAAACAAAATTACACAATTATAGTGTACAAGAAAAATTAAACAAAATGGATGTCGATTTAATCGATATTACAGTAAAACCAGATGCTGATAATGGTGCAGCTATGGCAGCTGGAGATTTTATGTTTCCACTTGTAGAAATACCAAATGCAGTAGCAGTTAATGGAGGTACAGCAATATTGCAATCATGTTGTGCAATAATATCTGGAGGAGATGCCGATGGTGCAGATACAGGGGCATTTGATGTTGTTATAACAAGCGATTCAACAACATTACAGCATGGTGGAGCAAATATTAATACTGATGATGATATGGCTAGTGTTACAAGCGCTTTAGCTGTTATGGATGGAACTTGTGGATTTTTCAGTATAACAAACGCATTTGATGCTGGTGTTGTGGCTATAGGAGATAAGAAGAATATAGGAATGGTATGTAAAGCTGCTTCTGATTCCACAAGTTTATATGTTTATGGTATAGTTCAAAATACTGCAGACTATAATGAAGGTGATATTGTTCTTAGATTAGGTTTTGTAAAAGATTAATGTTTAGCACAAGACGAATAACCACTATAGGTGGTATAGAAAGAGATAATAAATCTGTATATTGGGATGGAACAGACGATGCTATTCATTTTCCTATGAAAGCAAACAGTTGGAATGACTCAACTGGAGATTGGAATACAGTTAGTTGTTGGTTTAAAATTCCCACAGGACATACTGAAAGTATTCAGAGAATATGGAATGTGAGTGGTCATAATCCAGGTCTATTAATAGTTAATTCAGGAGGAGTGTATCAAGTAGGCTATAATACAGGAAATTCTGAAAAATTAGGCTTTACAATGGCATATGGAGAATTAAGAGATAAATGGCACCATATTATAATGACATTTGAACGAAATGCCAATTCTAATGATACTGCTTTAGATGATAGTGGAACAGGTTTAATGAAACCTATTTTTTGGCTTAATGGTAAAAATATGGGAGAACCTACTTATTATAGTGCTACTAACAGTAATGGTGCTAATCTTAATGATGGTTCAGAATTTAGTGTAGGTTCTAATCAACCTGAAGGTACTAATAATACCCAAGATTTTGAAGGGTGGGTTGCTGATGTTGCTTGTTATAAAACTAAATTTACAGATGCTATGGCTAAAACTGTATACAATGATGGTAGATGGTTCGACCATAATAATTGGGCAACAGGTGCAAATTATTGTACTTTATGGGCAAGAATGGGAGATACTGCAGGTGATAGTGTAGGTGCAACAAGTGCTATTGAAGACAGTTCTTTATTTGGTAATACTGTAAGTACAACTGATGGCGACCCTGTTATAACAAACGAGATTCCATCAAGTTGGTAAGAATAAAATTAAATAAAAACGATTGGACACCTGATGGCGGTCCAACAGTTACAGGAGATACACCATGAGTTTAAAAGAAAGTATTAAAAAACATGAAGGCTATGTAGGTATAGTCTATAAAGACAGTTTAGGTATAGATACTATTGGATATGGATTTGCAATTAAGGATTTAGAGCTTGATGAAGATATATGTGATATGATTCTTGATAGAAAGTTAAAAGATTTAGAGTCTATGGTAAAACTTAAATTTGATTGGTTTAAATATATGCCTCCAGAAATAAAAGAAGTTGTAATGGAGATGTGTTATCAATTAGGAGTTACTGGTGTTTCCAAATTTAAAAAAACAATTGCTTATTTACAAAACAAACAATGGGATGAAGCGTCTGTAGAAATGCTTGATAGCTTGTGGGCGAAACAAACTCCTAATAGAGCTAAAGAAATGAGTAATAGAGTAAAAAAGTTAGGAGAAAAGTAAAAATGGACGTAGATACATTAAAATCGGCAGTTATTGGTGGAGGCGGTATGACTGTCCAGTTTATAGATATGTTGCCTGAAATGGTACGTGTAGGCGTTGGAATCGCTACTATAGTATATTTTGTATATAAAATTGCTTTAATTAGAAAAGAATTGAAAGGATAATATGGCAAATGCTGCAACACTTACAATAAGTGCAACATTATTACCAGATGATATTAGTAAAACTCTTTCTGATTTAACTGCTACTTATACTCCAGCAGATTCATCAGAAGGTTGGTATTATAAGTTAACTGATATTACTACAACTAGTAGAGATTTAATAGCTAGTGACGAAGATTCAGGTAATGCAACATTTTTGCAAATGGGTTCAACTAAAGCTATGGGAGGTGTTGCTACAGCTACAGCAGCTCCAGCTATTGATGGTTCTGCAGATCAAGTAAAATTTGTTATGGTAAGGCATTTAAGTACTACTGACGATGGAAGTACATCTACAAATGAAAGTATTTATTTAGGTATAGGTGTTGCTGCGGCACATGATACTGCTGCTTGTATAGAAATTCCACCTGGACATACTTGGTATGGTAGATTTAATACTTTAACAGTTAGTAATTTACATGCAATATCTGGAGATTCTAATGGCTCTGGCGTAGGTTCAGGAACTATTCAGTGTCAAGTATTTGCAATTTTACATGATGTATAAATATAAATTAAATAGGAGGGGAGTATGGATAAAGGTGTTGTTAAAAGAGTAATAGTTACACCAGATAAACATTTTCCATTACATGATCAACCAGCTATAAATTGTTTAAAAAAGACAATTGAAATAGTAAAGCCAGATGCTTATGTTGATTTGGGAGATGTAGGAGAATGGCATGCATTTAGTGCCTGGAGATTTAAAAGAAAGAAAGCACCACCATTAGAGTATTTAATAGATGATTTTGAGAAGGATGTAAAAGATGTTAACGATGGAATGGACCAAATTGATGAGTCTTTGGATAAAGCGGGTTGTAAAGAAAAGCATATTACTGAGGGTAATCATGACAATTGGCTTAATTATGCAGTTGATAAATATCCCTATATTCCTCAGTATAGATTTGCTAATGCTGTTCGGCTTAATGACCGTGGGTACAAATATCACAAGTTTGGAAAGCATCTCAAAATGGGAAAACTTTACTTTTATCATGGCCATCAATATGGGGGTCAATATCATACTGCTAACCATCTTAGGAAATTAGGATGCAATATAATGTACGGACATTGGCACGATTTACAGCAGATGAGTGCAACTCATATGGATGGACCAAAAAGTGCTTGGAGTATTGGATGTTTAAAAGATATGGGGCCTTCATCTAATGAGTGGCTGGATAATAGAAGAATTAATTGGGCTCATGCTTTTGCCATCGTTGATTTTTACGCTAGAGGGTTGTTTACAGTACATATTATCCAAATTATCAATGGAAAAACCTCATTGTGGGGAGAATTGATAGATGGTAAAAAATAGATATGGAGAATAATGGATATACTTACAATATTGGAAGAATTTGGAATACCAGTGGCAGTAGCTCTAGCGTTCGGGTTTTTTATTTGGAAACAAAACCGATTCATTCAATCTACTCTTATGACAGAACTCGACCAAGACTTCAAGAGGTTGGAAGGTATTATTATTAAGCTGATAGATCAGCAGAAATTAGTACAGATGGAACAAAAGAAGTTAAATGGTATATTTAAAGCTCAGGTAGAAATAATAGCAAGACTATCAGGAAATGGGTTGAAAGATAAGTTTTTAAGAATGATGGAAAAAGGAGGAATGAATGATGACTGATTCAACTAAAGTAAATAAGCCTATGCAATTTAAAATAGAAACACCTATTATCTCTGTAGAAAGTGATACAGATAATCATTTTATTGATGTTGCTACAGTTCTTATAACTATTTTATGTGCTTATGCATGTTTTAAAATATTTAAAAAATGGATAGGTAAGTTTTAAATGATAATACCTAAAGTACTTATAAATACAGTTGCTAGTAAATTAGTTAAACATTTTAAGTTGGATAAAATAATGGAATATGTATTTGATAAGAATGAATTAGATACAAAAGTAGAAAATATTGAAGAACGCCTTAATTATTTAGAAAAAGTGGCACATAAACCTAAAAATTTTAAGTGTAACTATCCAAAAAGAGGAGGAAAGAAAAATGCCTAAAGTAGGTGGTAAAAAATTTGCATATACTAAGGCAGGCAAAACTGCTGCTAAAAAGTATGCAAAACGAACAGGGAAACGTTTAACAAAAACAAAAACAAGGAGGGCATATTAATGTCAGGTTTTGGTAAAATCGTTGCAGGATATATATTTAACGATGAAATGAAAGAAAAAATGATAAAAAGAATGAATGATAATGTTGACATTCCATTTATTTCTGAAAAAACAGAAGCTAAAATCTTAGACGCTATTTGGGATAGTGTTGAAGATGTTGTTAAAGAAGCGTTAATTAAAGATTAATGCCTAAAAGCACTTTAAATATAAATGATTTTTCTGGGGGGATTGTTACAAACAAAAACCCCAGAGATATCGAAAAAAACGAATCTCAAGTATGTAAAGAATTTGTTTCTATAAATCCTGGAGAGTTATCTCTTAGAAGTGGATTTATTTTACCTTATGGATATGAAAATAATGAGGGTGGCTATAAATCTGAACACTTATCTCAAGGGTTAATAAGTAATTGGTTAGTTCAGCCAGAATATGGATTTAGACAATTTTTAATGGTAAAGTACATATCTAATGCTGGAGGATATGATACTGTAGAAGGTGTTGGAATTAGTAATTTTTTAAATAGTTCAGATAATACTAGTATAGTAGCGATAAATCATGGATTAACCTCGGGCATGAGGGTTGCAAGAGTTCTACCAGTAGATTCTACTCGATATTTTCAAATTGATAAAACTAGTGATACTCAATTTAAAGTTAGTGAAGATTTAAATGTAAATGCTGCTGGAACTTATGCGCTTCTTGCTATAGAAGCAACTCATGATGCTAGTGGTTATTGGGGGACTGATAAGGCTCCAGCAGAATTAAGTACTTTAAATAATATGTATATACTTAAAACATTTAATCATGGATATTTTGGATTTTATAATATTGGCTCTTTAAGTCCAGGCTTTTATGGTGGGCCTATTATAAATGATAATCCAGGAGCTCATGGTGAAGATCCTTGGTTTTTTGATATACAAAATTTATGGGATTGGAATCAAAAAGGGGGAGCATCAGATATTTCCTTTGTATACACACCTGTTACAGATGGTTTTTATGATAATGGACATTTTAGAGTTTTATTAAAACCTGGAGAAACTTGGGAATATGGTTTTTGTAGACGACCAGTAACATTAACACATATTAAAAAGAAAATATATTTTTATAATGACCCATCTATTCAAGCAGATTTAGATGCAGGTTCAGCAATTGTAGAAACTGGAGCTTATAGAATAACAGAGGGATGGTATCCATTAAGAAGTCATATACTTTCTCCCGTAGAATATAAAATTGATACAAATAGTGGTGGTGGTGTTCCTGCATTTGATAATGAATATGGCAATTTGTTTGAGTCCTTTAGTTTTTATCAGGATGGAGGTGATGCCCTTATATCAGATAGAGATGCTTCTTGTGGTATGGCTAGAGAGGACTATGATGAATATACTAAAATAGATATTGACGAAATTTTAGATGAGGATGGTTTAACACCTGACTGTATACATAGATTTACTTTAGTTAGGTCATCAGGTGCTACTGATAATACATTAGAGGGAGACTGGCAATTTAAAACAGGTGATCATACACAATTAGCTTTTGGAATATCCTATATTTATGATGATATTGAATTTACAAGACAGACAGAGTCTACTATAAATATGCTAGAAGTAGGATGTAAGGCTGACGAAGGGTCTGGTTGGGTTTTAGGTAATAACTCCACTACAGATGCTCCAAGTTTTTTTATGGAATCTAGTGCTTCTGAAAAAGATGATACAGCTTTAAATTTATATATAGCTTTATATAAAGGTTTTCCTAGACAACATCCCTTACAAGCTCCTGCTTTAGAAAATCTTGGCTTAATGCAAGAAGGTGTTGTTGGAATGGTTGGAATGGGAGAATGGAGGGGCTCTAAATTAAACTTTGGTTTTTCAAATTATGAATATATTAACCCTAGAATAGTTGGAATAAATGTTTGGTTAATGGGAGATACTACAGGAATGTTTGATGACCCTCTCTGGTTAGCTACTTTTGATTATCAGCATGATAAAAAAGCTATATCTCATGATGGAATTGAAGGTGATGGATGGGGGCAAGAAGGTTTTACTACTAATACTATGATGGTTAGTCAGTTAATAAGGGGAATTAAAAAGATACCTAACATTACTTATAAAGTAAAAAATGGCTATTCTCATGAAACAGTTACTCAAGCATGGTATACTACTCACGCTATAGTAAATAGACGTCTTTACGCAGGAAATGTTTCTTATTTTGATTTTCCTATAAAACGAATAAAAGACCAAGATAAAGATTTAAAGATTATACATAAACCTGATAGGATTTTAGTTTCACCAGTTAATAAATTTGATATTTTACCAATAACTAATTTTTTAGATGTAGTTACAGAGGATGGGCAAGATATTGTTAAGCTTGTAGGATTTGGACAAAAATTACTTATTTTTAAACATAACGACCTGTTTGTAGTAGATGCTTCTGGTGAATTTGAATTTTTAGAGAATAGTTTTGAAGGTTTTGGTACCTGGAATTCTGCAATGGTTACAAAAACACCTGAATATGTTTTTTGGGTTAATGAAAGAGGTGTTTATGCTTACCAAAAAGATGGTCAAGTATTGGATATTGTAAAGGATACAGTAGGAATAACTGAGTTTAAAAAACATTATTCGCATAGTACTCACATTAGTTATGAGCCTGAGCAAGACCAGTTATTAATTCATTGTAAACAACAAAATGAAGATTATGGCTCTCAAAGAACCTTAATAATAGACATAGTAACTGGAAGTGCTTTTTATAAAAATGCTCCAGCATTAGAACATTGCAAAGAATTTGGAATGGGTATGAATGTTAATAACAAATTATTTATTACAGGCTCTCAAGCTATAACTGGGGGAGGTAATGGTGAAGATTACGAACTACTACCAGATAATCATTCATCAGGAGCTACAACTTTTGGAAAAGGGCATTTTAAGTTAGCTAATGATGATTCTTCTGGAGGTAAAAATAGATTAGGTGATAATGCTAACTATCTTTTGGTAAGGGAAGGATCAAGTTGGGTTGTAATTAACACATCATCTTTTGCAACAAAGGGTTTAGTTGATAGCGCAAAAGCAGGGCAATTTACTGCTAAATATTTAAATACAGTATGCTCAAAGAGCACTAGTAATTATACAGCCACATTTGATTATGATACTGATACTGAATTTTTTAGTGTATCTATTCGTGCTAAACATAATGGGGCTTCATATAATGGGTCTGCTATAGATTTATCTAGTGGTGATGGTGCAAATTTTGGAAGCGCAGCGGTTGTTGCATTTAGTAGCACTAATAATACTGATGGTAGCGGTATTCATGATAGTAATATTACAGATTGGTCTTTTACAGGTTTAGATAATGGGGCCAATCAAAGTACAGCCGCTTGGCTTGTTATGCCTCGTAGAAAGGGGTCTACTTCTAAAGGTGTAATGTATACATTAGAAGCTACCATTAAAAAGAAGTCTGATGATCCTTCAGGCTCAATAATACTGTCTTCAACATATGTTACTGGAGATTACGCTAAATATTCTACAGGAAGATATGGAAGTATTGTAACCTATTTAGACGATTGTGATGCTAGCACTACAACAGCTGATGAGAATTTGACTAAAAATATTAGAAATTTTTTAGTTTCAAACCCTATGAAGGACCAATATGGTGGTGATGTTTATTTAGATGAATTTTTTACTATTGGAGATATAACAAGTAGTGGTTCTAATACTTACTTTGAATTAACATTAAGATCAGATGATACTTATGATGAAATTGATGACTTTGATTTACAAGGCACTACTAGTAATAACACTGGTGGATATGTATTTTCCTGGTCAAATGAAACTACAGATATTGCTTCTCAGCCAATATGGGTATCTAAAGATTTTGATTTTGGAGAGCCAAATGTTAGAAAAAAGGTCTATAGGGGATATATAACTTATAAAGGTGACGCAGGTGTAAAAATATATTATAAAGTTAATCAAGTAAATGCTTGGACTCAAGCTACTATAGAAGACGATGCAGATAATGAATTAGATGCCGCCTCTGTTTTTACTAGAAAAGAATTCACTTTTGGTAGTGATACCAATAGTTGTTATTCAATTGCTTTTAAAATTCAAGCTAGTGAAAGTATAAAGGATTTTATTGTGAATGATATAAGTATAATTTATAGGACTAAAGGTATAAGATAATGGTTTTTGATCCTAGGAAAAGAGATAGGAAAAGACCTAAGATTGGATTACCTACAAATGACTTAGGTAATGATGGAGATGTTGATTTATTTTTAACTAAAGAAGGTTTAGCTATGTTTGGAAAATTTGATGGACAATGGTATCCTTTTGCTAAAGCCCAAGAAAAAGGGTTATTAACTAAAGATATATTTTCTAATTTAGAAATAAAAAAGTCTGCATCTTTAAAAACTGGTTCTAAATTAAAGTTTTATAGTAATTCAAATAGTTATTTTACATCATTTAAAAATTCTGCAAGTGCTTCAGAAAGTGTAGAGTTCATATTACCAACTTCTGCTCCAGGAGGAGATAAAATATTAGCATCAAATGTAAATAATCAATTAAGTTGGGAAGATCCTAATGCTGGAGATATCACTGAAGTGGTCGCTGGAACAGGTTTGACAGGAGGGGGTACTACAGGATCTATTTCTATAGCAGGTTCTGATGCATCTACATCTGCAAAAGGTGTTGCAAGTTTTAGTAGTGACAATTTTTCTGTATCAAGTGGCGCTGTAACTATTAAAGATGAAGGTGTAGCATTAGCAGAGTTGGCTCATATGGCTACAGATAGTTTTTTAGGGAGAACTACAGGTGGTACAGGTGATGTTGAGGTGTTATCTAAATCTGATGCACTAACTATTTTAAATGTAGAGGATGGAGCTACTGCAGACCAAGACCAATCAGATATAAATGGGTTAGCAATAACTACAACAGGTGCACTAGATAGCGGGAGTATTTCAAGTGGATTTGGCAATATAGATAATGGTACAAGTAGTATAGCTACAGGTGAAATAACTTCAGGCGCTGTAGTATGGCAATCATTTCCTTTTTATGTATCTTTAGGAACTCATAGTAGGTATTATTTTCTTGATGTTGATGATACATTAAATTCTTATAGAAGATGGGATGATTATGTAACAACACCTACTGCTATGAATTATAGAGATGTAGCAGGACAATATGTTGTTCCTGAAGATTGTACATTAAAAGCAATGCATGGAGTTATAATGAATGGAAGTTCTACAAATAATCCAACTGTATATGTATATCATGGGTCAGTTACAGAAGGAACAGGAGATACTACTCTTGCTAGTGCAGGTAGTGTTGCTGTAACTATTACTACTTTAAGAGTACCTTATAAATTTAGTAAGGAAGATTTTGATACTGATTTAAGTGCAGGAGATATAGTGGTTCCTATGATAAGGCACAATGATACAGGTGGAACTAGAACTTTTCAGGGAAGTTTAACATTAAAGTTTTTAACAAGATAAAAATATGTTGTTTATTAAAAAACCATTTAATAAATTAACTTGGAAAAAAGGAATTAAATATGAGTAATATGGCGCAAATAAGGCTGTTGCAAGATCAGCAAAATGAATCGTGGGACGAATACATGGAGTGGAAGGAGTATCAGGAAAGAATAGCTGCTGATGCTGCTAATCAAAGCTTATGGGGAACTTTAACGGGTATTGTTGCGGCTGCAGCTACTTTTGTTATGTCAGGTGGTAACCCCTATTTCGCTTATGCAGCTTATAATGCAGGTTCATGGGCAGGTAGTACTGTTACAGAATTTACTGGGTATGAACCAGGTTGGGATGCTCCAGATATTAAAGCTGGTAAGTTTAATGTAAAAGAAGGTATTGAGTTAAGAGAATCAGAACAAGATAGATTAGATTCTGAACAAACTGCATTTTGGATAGATACTGGAAGCACTTTATTTAGTACAATTATGTCCTTAAACGCTGGGGCTGATTTTGCTGCTAAACAAGCTGCAGAAGTTGCAGAATATGGTGATACTTATATGCAGATGACTGAGGGCTGGACTGTTGATAACGGTATTGTTTATGATGAGGCAGGTCTTGAGGTTTTGCCAGATGAATTAGCTAGTATGGATATAAGTGTTAACTCTGCTGGACAATTGGCTCCAATACGAGGTCAGCAAATTGGTGGTCCTTCTTTGTGGGATCAGCAATATCTTACAACTTCTGGAATGGTTTATGACCCTGTAACTGGAGCTGTAGAAATGCCAAATATTTTATCAGGAATTATGCCTGGTGGTGAACCTTGGGAGGCTGCTCCTCTATTTAAACATATATGGGAAGGCCAAAACACAAATCAGTCTTTATATAATTTGTTAAGTACAAATACTTCAGGTAAGGGAGGTACATAATGGACATGACAGATATGTCAGCCTTGGATTTAGGTAAAGAGGTTAGAGCTGTTGAAAGAGGCGGTGGATCTTTAAAAGATTATTTTCTTGATTTATTTAGAGATGCTGGCTGGTTTGAAGATTCATGGGCTGATACTGGTACCTTGCAAGATGATTGGTGGGATGACTATTGGGGGCAAGACATATTAAATATTGCTGATACTTGGAGTGATGAGGATATGGGTATGCTTAGAGAATTAAGAGATGTTGAATTGTCAGATTTTAGAAGCCAGTTTGTTCCTTCTGAACAAAAAATAGGGCAAACAGGGTTTGCTAATGTTTCAAATATAGGAGAGTTTGGTAATTTAGGAGGAGCAGATGATTGGAGATCGGACTATGCAAAAGGTGTTGAGCCAATAGAAACTGATTTTGCATGGGGACAAGAAGACCTTTGGACTCAGTATGGGCAAGGTTATATGGATATGTTTGCAAGTTTAAGTAGCTCTGGAGCTTGGGGTGATACTAAGCCAGATGTTTAGAAAGGGTAATTATGGAACCAATAGATGTAGATGAATTATTATTAGGTATATATATGGGTACAGATTATGTTTCCGCAGATGATCAAGCTGTGTATGATTGGGAACAAGAACATGGACACTGGACCAATTATAGCTCTGGAGAGTACGGAGAAGGTAAGACTTTTAGAGACCTTTATGAAGAATATGCTTATGCGATAGTTGACCAATATGGTTCTGGGAACGAAGAAGAAATGCTGCAACTTATGATGGGTGAATTTGATGCATTTGAAGGAACTCCAGAAGAATTTCTTGAGTCTGATATATATAATAATATTCCTAGCGACATGAGTTATTATAAAGATATGTTAAGAAGTGATTTGTTAAATTGGGATTTGTATGAAGCTTATTCAGATTTTGATACGGATTATGAAGGTTGGAGAAATGAATATGCTAGATATGTTCAGCCTTATGATTTTTCTAGAGAAGATAAAATAAAACATGTAGCAGAAATTGATAAAAGTCAATATTTGGACGAATATCAAGATACTCAACAAGTTCTTAGCTCTAAATTAGGTAAATTAAATTTAACTCATGGTAAAGGGCAAAATTTAATGGCAGGGATAGGGGATACTTTAGATTACAAAATACAAAAAAGAGATTTAGAAAGAGATATAGGTATTTCTGATCAAAGAAAAGCGTATAATCGTAATTTTTATAATCAGATGATAAATCTTGCAAATTTAATGCCTGGAATGCTTGATCCAGATTATGATGAAGACGAATTTTCAAGTACTCCTAATATAGATGAGATAAGAGATGAGTTCTCTTTAGGTGAATGATTCACTGCCGACTTGATAAAATAACATAAAGGAGAATAAATGGCAACAACTTTAGTAACAGCACCGTTAGTAGTTAGAATTACTGAATCAATAAGCCTTAATGGCTCTGCACAAGGTTCTGTAAATTCATTTACTGTATCTGGTGTAAGTGAAATTTTTAAAAGAATAGTAAACTGTCCAGGCAATTCAGAAACTACACTAGCACATTTTCATAGTTCAGTTGCAGATGGAACTTTAGCTCCGTTAGATATGCAGAAAGTTAAGTATATTAGGGTTACTAATAAAGATGCTTCACAAAGTTGTGTATTAAGTTTACAGTCAGATGTTGGGGAAGATGATAGTGCCGCAGATGAATCAGCAAGTTTATTATTAGAAGCTGGAAAAAGTTTTATGATGGGAGTTCCTGAAGATGGCATAGGTATTTCTGATGCTAATGCCAATTTAGTTACAGATTTAGTAGATTTAGAAAGTCTTGTAATATTTACTTCAACTGGTGATGCGGTTGATGTTGAAGTATTTATAGCAAGCGTATAGGAGGTTTATGAATCCAACTGGCAAACAAATGATTGGGGAAGCTTTAGATAATCTTACTGAAAAAATATTCGATGAGTATTTTACTAGAAAAGAGCAAGATTTAGCTCAAAAGCAAGCCTTAGTTGCAAGTTTGTTTCAGAATCAAATGAATCTTGAGAATCAGTATAGACAACAACTTGTTGATGCTGGTGTTAGTTTGCCTGAAGAAATGCAAACTAATAATTATATAGACATTGTAAATAAAGCTGGAAATGCCCCTTTATTAGAAACATTAAATAGACTTTATACTGAATCCTCAATGAACTTAAATGCACTAACTAATGCTAAGAGTTCTTTTACTAAGGGTAGACAAATCGCAGAAGATTATGCTGCTGGTGTAGATGTAGATGGTGATGGTGTGATTGATGTTGGAGCATATTCCCCTGGAGAAACTGGTGTTCAATCCTTTCAATATAGTCCTCAAGAACAAGAAAAACTTTTTGCAAGTTTTGAACAGTTAGGTCTAGATCCTAATTTGGCTGATTCTCCTGGATTTAAAGAAGGATTTAGAACTTTTAATGATACTGAAAATGCTTTAAATAGAGCTAATGCTGGAGCTAAATTACAATCAGCACAGCTACAGATAGCAGACCAAAGATTAGGTTTGGCTTCTAAAGAAATAAATCTTGCAACAATGGATCTAGGTCCTTCGATTATATCGCAAATAACTGGAGGTTCTCAATTTCTTGCTAAATTACCAGTAATAAAAAATAATATTGGTGGAGATAAAGAACAAGTTGATGTTGCTATGGCAGAATGGAATACCCTAATGCAAGATATACAAAATAACTTTCCTGATATTGCTCCTAGATTAAATTCTGCTATTGCTAATTATGTTGAAAGAAATACTATAGATGGTATTACAGGTCCTTATGATGGGTTTGTAAGCTTACTAGGTGAGGCATATGAAGATTTAAATAGATATTTATCTTTACCAGCAGATCAAATGAAAGTAGGCTCAGATGGAGAATGGTTAGGAGCAGATGCTTATGAAGGCTTACATAACAGAGTTTATCAATACATTAAGGCTGGAGTACTTACACAAGATAGTCAGGGTATGTTTGATGTAAACTTATTAGAATTAGCTAGAGGTATAGACTCTGCAAAAGATGATATTATATCTTCTATGAGCGTACTTAATGAAACTACTGCAGAGGGTCTTTTAGCTAAAGGTTTTGGATATAATGCTATAAACGACAGTCTAGAATTTATTGACACAGAAGGGCAAAGATTTACTGATTTTAATAATGAGGCTAACCCAGTATATGAAGCTTGGTTAGCATCACAACTTGTAGACCCTATTGAAGAAGATATAAGTGCTATAGAGGAAGCTGGAGGTATTGATATTCAGGGAGCATATAAAGATTTAAGAGGAGCTGATATAACTGACCCAGAAGATTTGGCAGCAAAATTAGAAACGGTAAAAATATCAAAAGAAAAAGTTCAAAAGGCTAAAGATTCATATCAACAAACTTTTGGTAGTTTAGGTGAATACGCTGCCTATGCCAACCCTCGTGGTTGGGGTAATCCTAATAGAGCAGGTGCACGAAGAAATGCCACAAATGGTCTTCCTGGTCTACATTATCAGATGGATGAGGTAGAGATTGGTAATCTTAAATACCATAAATTAGATAAAGAGATTTTAAAATGGCTTAACCCTAATACAGAAGAAGGTATATGGCCGTTTAACTCAAAACAAGGAATGACAGGTGTTGCTGAAAACAGGGATTGGGTAGTAAATGAAATTAACAAACTTAATAACCATATTAAAAACTTAAATGTTTTGCGTGCAACTAACGGTCTACCAACACTTGGAGAGTTAGATGCTGAAGAAATAATTTTTTTATATAGCAAAATAGGGGATGGTGAATTTGAATATAAAGGAGAAACTCTTAATTTGAAGACTAGACATGGATTAATTCATTATATTACACCTGATTATGAAAAAGGTTTCTATGGTGTTATTAAAAATGACGGAAGTAGTTTCTGGGAAAAGAATATAGATAACTATACAGATAAAGTTCATGCATATAACAGCTATAAAGTAGTCGATGGTGAGAAGATATATTTTGACTCCCCATCACTTTCAGGATTCGATTTAAATAGCGGGAGTTCAATGGACTATGCTGGGAATAATATGATAAATGTAAACTATCAAGATAGATTTCCTTCTGAATAATGGCAACAGATTTTCAATTATTTAAAGATAATTTAATCCAAAGAGGTATTGATTGGTCTGACCAGCAAATATTGGATTATATTGCAGCCCAAGAAGATAAACAAGTCACACAACCTATTTTACAAAGTGATTTAGGTGGTGAGATTTTTAATGTTATCCAAAAATGGGAATATAGAGATAGCGTTCGTTCTCAAAGCCACAACAATCCAGGTGGACATATTTGGACTCCAGAATTAGAATCTCAGTTTAATGCTAAAAAGGGAGAACCTTTTGTAGGAAAAGATGCAGAAGGTAGAGATTCAACTTATCATACTGCTAGATACGATACTTTTGAACAAGGTGAAAAAGCATCTATATTTGTTACAAACAATGTAATTAATAGAACAATTCAAAAAACTGGATTAAACCCTAATGAAGAAGGATTTGGAGAAGCTTTTGCTAGAGAATATTCTGGTAGTGCTGACCCTCAAGTAATTAGAAATTATGGTGGTGATATTTCAGCAGCTATTTCTGATTATACTAATAATATGCCTACTATACCTACTGCGCAACCTAGAACAAATTTAAGACAAGATAGAATTTCTCAAATGTTTGAGCAAGCAGGAAGTTATACACCTCCAGGATATGTTGAGCCTGTAGGTACATTCTGGGAAGACCCTGGTGAGCATCTGTGGGAATTTTTAGGTCATGGACTTTGGAATTTTGCTGATTTAACTACCTTTGGGGCATTAGATTGGCTAGATGTTGATCATGTTGTTTGGGGTGGAGAATATGGTGAAGGAGAAGGTGAAATAGGTCCTCGAACATTTTCTGGTAGAGTAGGTGCTGGTCTTGGTGGATTTGCTGGATTTTTAACTCCATTTGGACTTACTAAAGGAGTTGTTGGCGCAGGTATTAGAGGGCTTAGTAAATACGGTACTAGAGCTGCCGCTAAAAAAGTTACTGCAGAAGGTGTTGAGTTTTTAGGTAAGCAAGCAGGTGTTTCAGGACAGGGTTATAAAAAGTTTAGAAATCTTCCTATAAAAGAGCAAAATAGGTTTATGGACTTCTTGTATGGTGAGGGTGTAGGCGCTAGTAAAGGTATGGCAAATATTGCACAAAGTATCTCAACTAAAAAAGGTAAAGATATATTTATTAAAAGTTGGAATGAGGGAAGTGAAAGAATTATAAAAGAGCAGTTGAAAAAGTATGGATTAAGACAAACTGATGATAACGTAGCACAAATAAAGGGTATTGTAGATAAAGCTTTAGGTTTAAATGGTAAATCTGTTCAACCTATTGTGAACTTACAACAAAGAATAGCTATAGGATTAGGTGGGACACCTGGTGCAGGTAGATTGGCTACTATTGCATCTCATGCTATTGAAGAAGGATTGTTATTTGCTATGGTTGAAACACCAATGGAGGTTTTCCAAGCATTAGACCAAGAAAGAGAATTTGATTTTTCAGGAAGATGGAAACATGCAATGGCATTAGGTAGTGTATTAGGGTTAGTAAAAATGGTGCCTGGTGGATTAAAAATGCCAGATGGGCAAGATTTTAAAATAGGAAGAACTTTAATACAAAGATGGAATTCTTCAGGTAAGAAAGCAAAGAGTTATTCTACTTATTTAACAGATACACAAAAACAAAGAGATCAGTTAGTTACTATGGCTCGTTCATTATTTAAGAAAGTAAAAAATAAAAGTGAGTGGAGTGATGATGTAATTACAACATTAGATGATATAACGGTGTTAGGTAAGACAAAGGCTGGTGCTGAAAAATTAAAAGGTGTTATGAGTACTTTAGAAAAGAATTGGGCATCTAGATGGAAAACTGAATTTTTTAAAGAAGCTTCTAGAGATTTAATAGGTTCAACACCAAGAATGTTAATGGGGTCTATGGCCTTTAATTATGAGGTAGTTTTTGCAGAAGAGGTCCCATTAGAAGATAAAGTATTTAATTTCTTATTAGGTGCATTTATGACTAAACAAGGAAAAAGGGTTGATTATGTTAAAAAGGACGGTAGTGTTAAAACTTTCTTTGCTGAGAGACATAAAGATGTTGGTAAAGATTTCATAGATGCACATACATATTTAGATTTATTAAATGTTAATCCTAGAATATTTTCTGCTCAAGCTTTATACAATGCGGGTATTTTAGAAAGAAAACATATAAGAAATTTAGAAATGAATGAAGATGTTCAAGGGCTAATTAAAATTATAAGGGAGCAAGGCCTTGTTATTAAAGATATTGGTGAACAACCTAAACCTAAAAAGGGAGCTGCTGCTGAAGGGGAGCATCCACTTTATGATGCTATGCAAATGATTTTTGATGGGTATTTATCTGGCTCAGGAGAAAGAATGCTTGGGGCTACAGAGATTCCTAAAAAAAGTGTTGCAGCTTTAGAGAAAAAATTATCTGAGACTCAATTTAAAGCGGCTACTAGTGGAATTAGGTCGGTGAATCATATAGATGATATAATTTTTGATGCTGCTGATACAGCTATGAAAGATGTAGTTGCTACTCATGTTCTTGCTGCTTCAGAGATTTATAATCATTTAGGTGGTAGGCAGAATAGATCTTTACAAGAGCCAGGTCAAACTGCAAATGGTAAACAAATGCTACCAGATTTTCTTCCAATTAGAATAGAGGCTGGCGAATCATTAACTGCTGAAAATAGGATTATTTTAGATAAATATAATAGAATAGTAAAGACACTTCATGGAAGACAGCTTCAATTCAACGAAAAACATCCTAGACCTTTACAAGTTAAAAATACAGATTTTGAGGGTTTGAAACAAAAAATTGAATCTTTTGATATGAAAGTTGATCAATTAATTAATGGAACCAGACAAGGTCCTGAAGTTGGTAGAGCATATGGATTAATGGAAGAAGGTTATATGATGGATTTAATTATTCATCAGAATTTCTATAGAGGTGTTAGGCAAATACATACAAAAATGACTGATTTCGAAAGTACTCTATGGGGGGATTTTTCTGGTAAACATGATGGTAAAGCAGCACAAGAAATAATAGGTAGAGTATTTCAAGGTAATGATAGTGTTTTAATATCAGAGTTTAGTACTAAAGGTTTATCAAAAACTGAAGCTAGATTTGTTAATACAATGTTACAGATATTAAGAACTGACCCTAATTATGAACAAAGATTACTTGATAATACAGGCTCTAAAGTAACGTTTACCAGCGATCAGATACAAGATATAAAATCTTTAAGAAGGATTTTTAGAGATAACGGTATGGAAAATAGCTTTGTTTCTGCAGACCAAATTGAAAGAGGTATGTTTGTTTCTATTTATCAAGAACGTGCTATGGACCATTTCTTTAAAAAGGCAGTTAAAAATGATGGTAGCATATTAAATTCTTCAGATAGACAAGTTTTAAGCAAACTTCTAGACTTTAAGTTATTATCTCCTAATATGGATATGGTTGAAATTGTTGGAGTTATCAATCAAATGACATCAAAGATTTCTCAGATAGATATGGATAAGTTGAAGTTAAATGAAAAAGGTAAAATGGGTAAAGGTTGGAGAGTTGTTGTAGATACTATCTTT